TTTCCTGCAGATCACATAGGTTACTAAAATGGCAAGTTATTTCAGACAAGTTCCAGATTTTAATTATGTCAACAGAGATTCTGATGGCAAGGGTATTGGTGACTATCAGATTGTAAAAAACCTTTTTAAAAGGGTAAAGATTCGTCAAGACATTCTTCAAAACTTAGCATACTTTACTCAGTATAAGATTCAGGGTGATGATCGTCCAGACAATGTTGCTTTTGAAATCTATGATGACGAAACACTTGATTGGTTAGTTTTACTATCCAATAATATCCTCAATGTTCAATCAGAATGGCCTCTAACACAAGCGGCATTCAATGATTTCTTGATGAAAAAGTATGGCGATAGTGAAAAAATTAATAATATTCATCACTATGAGACAAGAGAACTAAAGAATGATAGTGGTGAGATCATTGTTAGAAAAGGAATGATTGTTCCTAAAAATTATAAATTAGAATACTTTGATATCCAAAGAAACCAATATGTTATTAGAAATAATGAAGTAGATGTAGTGACAAATTATACTTATGAAGTTCGTAAGGAAGAGAAAAAAAGAAACATCTATCTTATAAAAGACACATATCTTGAATTAATACTTGAAGACGTAAACAAATTGATGCCATATAAAAAAGGTTCTACTCAGTATGTGAGCAGAACCCTGAAAAAAGGTGATGATATCAGATTGTTTAATTAACTCTCTGCCAGTTTCTGGAAGTATGAGAGTGCATCATCTTCATCTTCATCTTTAGATACAACAGGTTTAGAAACAGTAATATCAGGAGCGTTGAAGTCGGGTTTAGAGCGTGACAGAGACTCCTGAATCTGACGTTCAGCAGATTCTTTTGCTGCATAGTCATCATACTCAGTCTCTTCTTCAACAGGGGAAGGAGTACGAGACTTCTGTCCTAGAACATACTTAAGACGACGCTCAAGATCTTCGTAAGACTTGAACTGATCTTCAGAAGTCAGTCCAGCAAGAGAGTATTGCTTCTTCCAAATTGCTTCCATAGCATCATCATCGCTCAACAATGGAGCAGGTGCTTCAAACTCAGACTTATCGTAATTCCAGTAACCATCCTTCTTAACAATCTTCAGTTTGAAGTTTGCACCTTGCCAGAAGTCAAAAGGATTGATAGGAGTTTCGTCTTCAAACTCAGGTTGCATTGCTTCCATGATCTTGTCAAAGATCTTTTTACCAAACTTATAGAGGAAGACACTACCTTCATTATGAGGATTAGTGGGATCCTTTACAACATAGACATTTGCATAGTAAGACAGTTTACGTTTCTGCTTACGAACAACATCTTTGTTAGATTCAACACCGCTGTTCCACAGTTCACGGTTGTGCTCCGAAACAGGATCTTTTTGTCCCAGAGTTGTTAGAGAGTTTTCAATGTACCAACCACCAGGGCCTTGAAAGGCATGGGAATACATTTTTGCCCAAGGAAGATCTTCTCCTTCAGGGGCAGGGAGGAAACGGAGTACAGCGAAACCGTTACCAACTTTATCGACTTCGGGTTTCCAAAGACGATCATCGCCTCCGCTAGCGGTATTGTTCATCTTTTCAACTTCCTTAACAAGTTTAGAAGTTAGAGAACCGATAGAGGATTGCTTTTTGAGATCAGAAAATGACATGTTGCTTGTATTAGTGGGATTTGGCTTTTGGGTACTTCGTTATTCTACACGTTTGAACCCTAGGTGTCAATCTGCTTCTTCATGGCGTCGAGCATCTTTCCCATGTTAGAAAAGATGACACTAATGTCAACGTCCTTTGGAAGCCCCATCATTGTAGCAGATTCTACAATGCGGGATTTCATCATCTTGGCTTCGGGATCATCGGATAAACTCAGTCTCGTATAGAGAACCTTTTGTTTCTCCAGCAGTTTTTCCAGAAGCGAGACGTGGAATCTTTTTTCCTCCTTATTCATGGAGGGAAATTTAAAAACATTACTATAAACATCTTCCTGAAGTTCTTGAATTTCCGTCATTTCTGCACGGACTACTTCAGAGTCAAAAAAACTCATGCTTCTCCTAAAACTACTTCCTTGAGTATTTTTTTGTAACGAAATACATCAATATTTAGGAAGGGTGTGTACTTCCTAATTTTTAAACTTACTGATGTCCATACAGGATCAGTCAGTTGTTTATCCCAGTTAGTTTTATAACCAATGATAAGATTCAAGATTACCATGGTTTCAATGGACACGTTACCTTTTAAATACTCTTTGAGAATTTGTGGGTGTCTTGATCCATCCAAAGCAAACATTGAATCAAAGTTATTGTCAATAAAAACTTTATCAGTCTCTTCCTTAAACAAATAAGATAAAGACTGAGTTCGTTTCTTCCATGACATGTATCTATCTTCACCTTCTCTAATCATCTCACCTATCCAAAGTTTTGCTGGATCAGTGCAGTCGATGAAATTAGATACAAAAAATTCAACTACTTCTTTATCAGATTTATTTCTGGCAAGTTTCTCAAACCAAAAACGATCTTTACGTTTGTAAAAGGATTTTACTGTGGCACGACTTTTACCACAGTACTTATGATAATCATACTTTTCTTTGGTGAAGTGATTCTTCAAAGAGAGGTATGATTTATAGGCATCGAACGGCATCACGAAAAACTCTACAGACTAAAATTTTGCCGGAAAATTTTTTGCCCCCTTTTTGGAATCAAAGGGGCAATTTGGCACGGGAGGTTCTCTTTAAAAAGTTTAACTCCATTGCTTCATACTTCAACTTCTCTTTCAGAGGTTTTGAAATTAATTTGGGAACAGACTCCACGTCAATTGAATTCATCTCACAGAAATGAACAATCGCATCGATATAACTCATGTCCTCATTATCAAGAACAAGTTTTTCAATATCCTGCGCGAATTTTGACGGGCAGAAGAATTTCTTTTCTAGTGCTTTTTCTAGTTCATTCTCCATTCTCTGTCCTAGTATTGTGATGTACAAATTCTTTGATGTAACGAACTAGAAGTTTAATATAGTCGTCTTTGTTTCGTTTGTCAAATACTTTTACTTCGCCACCAGGAGTTACCATGAGAGTGATTAATTTTTTGACTGGAATACCAGTCATCTCATAGTAGGCACAAGCATAAAATGTTTCTTGGACAAAGTAATTTTCTAACCACTTTTCAGGTTTAATTTTTTCAGATGTTTTAAAGTCAATGACTGCAAGTTCGCCTTCGTACTCTCCGATACAGTCAACTCTACCTGCCAATCCAAGATACTCAGAATATAGAGTTCTTTCAATAGCGTGTACGTTATTTATCTTATCAAGATATGGCTTTGCATGATGAAACATAAACTGAGTTGCAGGACGAAACTCATCCCAGTTTAATTGCAGATTCATTAAGTATGCTTGTGCTGCCTCATGAAAATCAGTTCCTCTTGCAGTTGCTTTTTTTGTAATACGATTTGCTTCTTCAATACCAACTCGTTTTCTCCACTTCACAAAAATCTCTCTATTATAGAAAGATGTCACAGAAGTAATGGAGGGCACCCACTGTCCATCAGGAAGGTTATATAAGCGGATACCCTTAGTTTCTTTTTTGTTTAGTTCAATGTCACCTAGAAAATTATGATGAATGAAGTTCATAGATTAAGATCTGTTTTCGCAAGCAAGTATTCTTTACAGAGTCCAGAACGGACAATATCTTCAACACCGAATTCTATAATATCAACAGATGGCATTACTCTGAGAATTTTCATGAAATCAGCAATTCCATTTTTCTCATTTTGTTTAACCAAGTCAGTCTGAGTAGCATCACCACAGAACATAATCTTGGTGTCTTCACCAACCCTAGTAATAATACTATCAAGTTCGTGAAAATTCAAGTTCTGATATTCATCAACAATAATAATTGCTTTATCAAGAGTTGTACCTCTAATAAATGAAGTACTCCAGAAACTAATTGTACCCTGAGTTTTCAGATTACCATATAGCATTTCAAAGTCTGTCTCTGAAGGAAGAGAGAACATATACTTCACCATATTTTTATATGGAATTTGATAAATGTCAGACTTATCTTCGTGATCTCCCGGTAAGAAACCAATTTCTCTGGTTGCTACCAGTGAACGTACAATGTAAATCTTTTCATATGGAGATCTTTCATCAAGAACATCTCTCAACGCATTGTAAAGGGTAATAAAAGTTTTACCTGTTCCTGCTGCTCCATATGCAACTAGGTTTTTATCATCAGCGTATGAATCAAACAGTTTTTGTTGATTCTCAGTAAGGGGATCAATGTCCCTCATTAATTCGGTGTTGATTGGTTTACGACGCTTCATTTGTTTTGCAGTTAAACCGACACCAATAGGTTGATCTCTTTTTCTTTTAGCGGGCATAGATTAAACAGGTTTGACGTTAGAACCAGGATACTTAGATGCACGATGCAAAACATCGTTCCACCCAGGATGAGACTTTTTGAGTTTATCGTAAACTTCTCCAAGTTCACCACAACTTGGTGCGGTAGTTGGATCACTCCAGTCTCTTTGCCATTCAGGATTATCTTTTAACCACTGACTCCATTCATGAACACTGAGTTTGATATCCTTTTGTTCACCAGTTTCCTTATTAATAATAGGGTATGTAGCCATAGAAATTAACTTACGATGTAATATTTATTCACCAATCTAGTGCTTCTGCAATAGATGGGAACTGTTCTTTGAACACACGCTTTGCATCATTAGCAATGTCCATATGCTCCTTCTGTGTGCCGTTAGCAGAACGCAGATCGATATAATGGATCCACGACCTTATAGAGCCGCTCATATAGAGTCTTGTGGGCACAGCGAGGGGAAGCACAAAACGCGAACACTCCTTTGCGATTCCCTCACGAATCAATTCATTATAGAGATCCATACCCTCATTAAAGTATGCCTCAATACGTTGCTTCAAGAACTTAGTCTTTTCAGGATCAATATCATCAATAGAGTTCTGTCTATTCTTTTCATCCTGACGACGTAGTTCAGGGACAGGGATACCGGCGTCCAACCAGTTTACATCTGCATAGCGTTGTGAAAATTCTTGATATGTGAAGCTCCTATGGCGAAGCACTTGAGCGGCTATGCCCCTGGTAGTATTCAACTCTAGAGTCATGAACGCTTGTTCAAAGATACTCCAGTGTTGATGTTTAATACAGTAACGTAAAAGTCCTGCAAAAGAATCGTTTTCCTGATTTTGAGGATTACTTACACGAGCACAATAAGCTATGTGTTTTTCCGCATCAGGAGTTACACTGATTAATTTTACGTCGTTCATGGATTATTTTTTAAAAAATAGTTTGATTTCTTCCCAGTGAAAAACATAGAAAGAACTTCTCATAACATTCATATGAGTGAGTTTTGCAATCCTATGTTTCCCATCAATCATGCGGTACCTCTTATTAAAAGGATTAGGAGCACCATCAACAATTATACCATGAAAAGTAGGATCGCACTGAATGTATCTTAGTCCATTGCAACAGATACATTTTGGGCCAGAGTTTTCAAAACTGAGATCTCTTCCTAACCAAGCAATATCTTCATGATCAACTTCTTGAATCATATCATCACATAAAAGATGTTTGATATCATCTATATCTAATATCAATTCTTCAGAATTTAAAACTCTCCAATCACCATATTCATAAGTGAATTTTGCACAGTGTTTACCATGCAGATTATTCATTGTTTTTGAACTTCTTGCGACATTTTTTTAGATCTTTTAGTTCAGTTTTGATAATTTGATAAGCATCTTCGGATGAGATTTTTCTTCCCATTTCCATGGCGATAGCAAACTCAACTCTTGTTCCAAAGTGTTTTAATGCTTCTTCAAAGCAATTTAATTCTTCATACATGATTAATCAGGATAACCGTCATCGTCATTAAAAACTTCATCATAATCTGAAACGGGTAGATAATATGAGGCAGGATCATCAAAATTTTCTTGTTTCGTATCGTAAGCCTCAATATTAGAGTATACCTCTGACTCTAATACATCTACCAGAGACTTTAGATTCCTCACGATGAGTTTAAGTTTATCTCTATCCATAAAAAAATGGGAGGTTTCCCTCCCATTGTATCAATATTGTATTAGTAAGTCAATCACTTAGTGTATGTGTGTCCGCGATAAGTAAACTTACCGTGAACTGCCTTAGGTGCTGCAGAATACTTCTTAGTTACAATACCACGATATGCAGTATGAGTAATTTGTGCATCATGCAGAGCAGACTGCTTTTCAATCTGCTTCTTGATAAGGTTTAGTGTGTTCATGAGTCTTCTCCTGAAGTTGGGGTGAGGTTTTAAGTCTCCCGTTCCTTCAGTCGTTTGCGTCCCAATACCACTCACACTCTGGTGCTGAATCCTTTACGGTTTCAACTAATTCTACCTTAATTGAATCAGATAGATTATTTTCATTTTTAATCTTCAACATGATTGCTGAAGTTTGTTGACAACTGAGTGTAGTGTACAGAAGAAATTCTGCCATGGGATGAACGCTCCGTTCCGCGACTTACTTGCGTCCCACCCGAAAGCGGGATGAACGTAGGGTTATTATACCCTTCATGAATTATATAGTCAAGAAGTTTTGTAATATGTGATACAATTTTATTTTTTCTATAGAAACATGCCTTTATCAGACATATAATGTAAGGTTTCCTTCAATGTGCCACGGTGATTGAGCCCAATGGAAATCTGAGGATACTCTGCTTCATTGCCAAACTCAGCACGAAACTGTTTATCGCTAAAGTCAGAACCTAATAAAAATTCTTTTACTTTTTGTCCACATGATTCAAGAACCATCTTTGCTCTTTCAGATTCTTGACTACCATTACTATAAACAAGTGCTTCAATCATTTGGCCTTCCTCCAATTTTATCCCACATTTCTTGCACTAGATCTTTTGATGGGGGCATTTCTATGTATGGAGAATTTCTTGAAGTCTCCTGCCATTTATCAATCTCTTCCTGTGTAGGTACATTGACTCTTACTCTATCACCTTTTTCAGTAAACTCCTCATTCATATCAATGAATGTTTGAGGTGTAAGTTTAATTTTTTTGGGTTGATGCATTTTTCGATATTGATTAGCACCCAAATTATCTAGAAAATCATTCATGCTTTTTTAACCAACAGGGTTTACAAAGAGGAGTCATCAAAAGTTGAGGACACTTATTTGCTGGAATCATCTTACCACATGAACTACACTTTGTCTCCCACATTTTCATTAATCTCGCTGTCTCCAATCATCAGGTTTGTCACGTTGAAACCAGTCTCTAATATCTTCTGCACTATCGAATCCCGTTTTGTAATTGGATGGATCGGGATCACCTAACCCCATCCTATTCATAAAATCTTCAATGCTACCTTCCTCAATATCTTGAGCAGCTTGACGACGTGCTTTATTCAACCAATCTCTAGCGAGAGTATGTGCCTTGGCAAGTTTTTCTGCCCAGATCATATCATCCAGAGGAACCTGTTCTTTGTTGGCAATGCAACGACAGATAGACTCCAGACGAAGACGGTATGCGGTAGATAACATATTAGTCTCTAAGTTTAAGTTCTAAATCTTCCAACTTATGATACTCTGCATGTGCTCTCTCTTGACGGACACATATAATATCTAGTATGTCTTTAATAATATCCTGATTGTCAGCATAGTCATCCAGATACTGATCGATTGCTTCTTTTAAGTACCGATATCTATGCCACTCAGGACTGTAGGGTTTGTAATTCATAATAAAATATTCATATGTGGGTATTTAGTTATCGTTCAATGTAATTAAGAGTGTGATGGCTTGATTTTAACTGATGAATAATTATATCGCAACCTATTTTAGGTTTTGCTTTACCACATGTAAATATATCTACTGCTGCCTCTCCTTTTTCTGGCCAAGTATGAATGCTGATGTGACTTTCAGAAAGCAGACAGATGGCAGTTACACCTTGTGGTTCAAATTTTTTTGATATGGTTTGAACAATAGTTGCACCACTTGACTGAGCAGCAATCTCTAGCAAATCCTTGAGATATACATCGTTATTCAGATAGTCATAGTCACACCCGTAAAGGTTTAACAAATAATGATCACCCATTACTCAATTGCTTTTGAATCAATGCCGTATTCATCCACTAAACGATCAACCATTGTTTTAATATCAGAAAGTTTAGATACTTCAGCAATATTTGATTTTTGAAATTTTTTTAATTTTTTATATTTTTTGATGAGTTTACTAACTTCATCGGTATTAATTTCAAATCTAACGTTTCCATCTTTTTTTGGATCGTTAGTAAATCCTTTAAAACCACTCATGATTTTTTCTTTTTTTCTTTTGGAGGAGGGTTGCCCCAAAGTTTAGGACTAACCCTACCCTCAGATTGTTTCATAGTAACAAAATCATTCTTGTACTTATCATAATAAAAATCAAAGATTTCAGATTGTTTTGCTGCTGCAACTAGATCATAAGTTGCTGTGTCGTCTTTGTTGTATGTGACAACATAGCAATTATTAGGAAGATCCGTTGTGTTGTCTACACTCGGATCACAATCTTCTTTGATAATCTTCAACTGCGTCCACCCCATTGAATATCAGGAAATGCCTCTTTGACAATATCATAGGTGATTTTGTATTTGTCTGCAAGTTTTTTATCCTTACATAGACAAAGAATTTCGGCCTCTTCAGGATGCAGTCCTTCAAGCATTTGAATGAACATGGTTTCTCTGCGAAGTCCAGAGAGTGCATCATTACCACCCTTCACAAAATTGTAGAGATGTTTGTACTCTCTACGCAAAGAAGTGTGATCTGTACCAACAGGTACTTCATTTTTATTGAAGGGAACATCTCCAACAGGAAGAACTGAGATAACAGTGTCATCAAAGTTCCAAATAAAAATAGTCTTCAGAGCATCGTTTTCATACTTCTGAAGAATCTCAACTTTTTTTGCTTTTGCGCGTTGCTTACCCGCAAGTTCAAGAATTTCATGGAGAAAGGGATTGGGTGGTAGATCAACCCTCTTCTTCGTCTTCGTCGTTGTCGCCATAATTGTTTTCAAACCTTACTGCTAAAATTTCATCAGGTAGAACATTTCCGTTCTCATCAAACATTTCGGGATGTGTATACACAGGTTGAGTGCAATAGACATGTTCTTTCGCTAACCAACCTACCATACCTCCAACAAAGAAGAACATGATTGATATCAGTGTTCCTATCGTTAATGTTACTGCTAACATTTTCCCGTCCTCCGAAAGTTTCTATGTTTTTCTTATGTCCAAGTAAAAATTAAAGTGAAAAACGATATCTCTCTTAAAAAGAGAAACCATATTTCCAAATCTTATTTGGAATGTTTTGGGCGGTTCTACTTTTCTCCTATTTCTAAGTAATAACTCTACCCCACGATTAAGGTGAGGATCTGGTTTATTTAGAGCCTTTTCTTCTCCGTCCAGGTCTTCTGTCATAACTATACCTCTCTGCATCATCAAGAATGCTTACTAAAAATTGTTTGATTTTTCTTGCTTGTGGTTTTGGAATATGTCCATAACCTTCACGCAATTGTTTATGTTCATTATCTTGCCCTCCCTCTAGATACTCTTCTAAATCAAGGACAAGATCTTTTATTTCTTTAGAAATACTACTGACAATGAACTCATCAACATCTTTTCTTTTTGCATTGATAACTCTAAGATAATCATAGAATTTCAACTGGAATTTATGCTGTGTAAAAGCAACATCAATTGACTGCTCGACTATTTCGTAGACTTCTTGATCCATCAAACTAAATTATTTTCTCGTAAATACTTAACAGTTTCTTGACATCCACCAATTAAACTATTTTCAAGAACAACACGAGGAAAAGTAGATTTAAAACCAAACTTTTCGTAAAATTCTGCTCCGGTAAAATCCCTTCCCAATTTGTACTCAACAAATTGCTGTTCGGCAAGACTCAAAGCAGCAATTACTTTTGAGCAGTAGGGACAACCAATCTTTGTGTAAACTGCGAAACCTTTCATTTTTTAACAGACTCCCAATCGTTTTCAAAAATTTCCATTCCTTTATCGGTAAGGATGTGATCGTACATTTGATCGAATACCTTTGGTGGCATCGTGCAGATCTCAGCACCATTATACCATGAACGGATGGCTCTTTGTACACTTCTGATAGAAGCGGAAAGAACTTGAGTTCTGATGCCATGAATACGATACAACTCAGAGATAGATCTGACAACCTCTAGTCCTGCCACTGATTGATCGTCTAAGCGTCCTACAAAAGGAGAAACGTATGTTGCCCCCGCCTTCGCTGCTAGGACTGCCTGAGAGGCGCAGAAGATGAGTGTGACGTTAACCTTAATACCCTGCTCTGAGAGGCGCTTACAGACGATTAGGCCTTCTCTGGTGCAGGGTACTTTGATGGTAGCAACATCACCAAATTTTTTGTAAAGACGAATTCCTTCATCATACATTTCAAAGTCGGAACCCATCACTTCCATACTGATGTCTTTAACACCCATACCTTTGATCTCTTGGTAAACATCCTCAGGATTTTTACCACTTTTCATAATTAAGGTAGGATTAGTTGTAACACCATCTACTAATCCGGTACAAAAATATTGATCAATAATTTTTGTATCCGCCGTGTCCAGAAAAATTTTCATATAAAGAGGGGTATTCCCCTCTAATTATATCAGTTAAGATTTACAATATCAACCCAGTAACTAAAATTTATAATATCTCTCTGGAAAATTTTCCATTTCAGGATGATAAGAATCACTCTCACTATGATGTATATCCATAGCCAAAGTTATTCTTACATCATCATTTTGATATTCTCTTACTCCATGAACCAGAGTAGATTTAAAAAATGTAATCTCGCCCTCTGAGTTTTCTACATCAATGAAATAATTATCATCACCAAGATATGATGTTCCAGGATTTAAACATCCTTGTAAAAATACATTTGCACAAATAAAATTATCACCTCTAGAGGAGTGTCTATGAGGTTGAATATAATCACCCTTTCTAAAAGTATTTGCCCAACATTGAACATATATTGGTTCTTTCAATTTAAGTTCATCAAAAGAATTTTTTAATTTAGGTTTAAGTATTTCTCTTATCTCAGGAACATTCAAACAATTAAAACAATGAAATCTACCAGTTAAAGAATTTTCAGGAGTTCCACCATAGATGTCATCTCCTAATTCTTTTATCCTGTCTTCATTATTCAAAATATAATTTGAAATTATTTTACATTCATCTTTATTCAAGATGATAAATTTTTTGATGAACTGTTCCAATGATTAATTATTATACAGTATTTTTTACTTGTGATGTTTCTTTTACTTTTTTAATTTCTGTAGGTAGTTCTGGAACGGGATGATACTTACGGTATCTTGTAGTCTCAAATGTTTCAAAAGTTTCTTCAGGATTACCGTAACAGATTTTTTTTCTGACTTCTATGATTTCATCATAAGGATCCATCTTTACATCAGGCCACTGAAGATGTGCGTTCTCAGTCACCGTGCGACTGATCACCTCATAATTAACACCATCACCTGATACGGGCAGGACGGCTTCGACGTACTCTTTCTTTTTAGCAGCCATGAAAAAGGGGGTTCAACACCCCCGTATTATAACGATTTTATTCTTTATTGTAAAGGTTTTCTAGTTTTTCCCTAGAGAAATCAACATACATTACAGTATCACCAGGTTTAGGTGCCTCTGGATGTCTAATTGTTTTGATGGGAGTGTTCAATTCATTGATTGATTTTATATTTGCCCACATTAGGGCAAAAGCACCACCACCGATAGCAAATAAACATCCAAAGAAAAGTAATGGAATCATTTGATTACCTCATGTAGGTAATAAGAAGTCGGGTAAAGAAATACCCGATAGCTAAACCAATTGTAAATTGTATCAAAGTG